GATTGGGGGTGAGATGCGCCCGCAGTCACGGTAGTATCGACCGTATCGACCAAGACGGGGACGACCTTCACTTTGGTCGGTATTCGGTCTTTCATGAACGACTGAGATAATTCAATCGTCCCCTGCCAAGTCGAACCCGCCGCTGTGGTATCGCCGAGAATATACCTCGACGCTCCTTTCGATATGGCCCTGTTCAGTGTGTTCTGATTCACTTGATTATTATTCACTTGATTGAATGAATGTCTGACACTGTTCACTGCGTTGCCAAGTGATGCGTGTGACACTCGCCCTGTGTGGAAGCGTGTTCCGTTTGCTTGCATACTGAATGTAGTTCCCTTGAAGTCGGTTCTAACACCTGTCGTGCTCATCCCCTCGGTCATTGGTTGGACGAACTCGCCGTCGCTTCCGTACCTGTACGCAGGGTTGATGGTATCGCTTGCCATAGCCAACCCATTTCGACGAAGAGTGTTCCCTGAGTGGACTTGAATGTTGATACCTGCGAACATACCCGCTCCGTCCTCATTCCACTGCCTCTGAGGCACGAGAGGGCTTGCGGGGGGTGATTGGGCGAATGGAGGGTTAGAGTGCTTAGAAACGCTTAGAAACGCCGTTGCTGAGATAACCCCTTCGTATCCGATGAGAGCGCATGTGTCAGCGACGACATGATTGCCCAAATCGACTCTCCCCAACATGAAAGTCTCCTCGATTGTCGAAGGTTGAGTCTTATCTGAGAACTCATCAGCGACGAATATCGTTTGCATCGTTTCAGGCGGTAGTGGTATCGACGAATGGTCGGCGGCGGTTATGGAGTTCGATAACCCGTCAGGGCCACTAAGCGGCTTACCAAGTTCCAATTGCGTCTGTTCAATTTGTAGGTTCATGCCCCAATGTGCCGAGTATTGTTGCATATCGGTCAGGACGAATGGGGAAGAGTCTGCAATTGCGTTCGCTGAACACGACCACAGAGATGAGATGAATGCTGAGTTATGGTTGTCGCCGTATGTGCGACCGTAACCGTTGCTCGGCAAGTCAGTGTTCGCCATGTGAGTTATCGCCGTACCGTGCCGAGGGAATCCACCCGCAGGGTCTTCGTTCATTGCCGAGCCGATTTGCATGTCTATGGATGGCATCATGCGAGACGGGGCGTATGTATTAGCATCCGCCTCCGCTCTCATGCCTTGCCATGTGTAATTGCCTGCACGAGCGGAAGAGTAGAATCGGCGAGGGTGTTGAAGGTGTCTCCCTGCGTTGCTCGTAGTGGCCTGTACGAGGGGCGTGTAGGACAGGAATTGCGCCGTGTCTCCGAATGCGGGGGTTTGACAAATCGTCGCCTGAGCGTGCTCTAATGAGCCTGTACCGTAGTTCAATCGTGGAGGGGTCGTATCGGCGACAGCACCTGCTAAATTGACTATGGTTGAATCGGGAATGGTCACACCCGTAGGCGTACTCGCATTGTTGAACTGCAACGCAGGTGACGCAGGTTGAACCTTGCCGTTGGTTGGCCTGTTGAGTGGAGTCCATAGGTTCGTATCGAACAGAGCGAGGTTTTCATTCCCTGCCCCCGCAGTGTCGGCATAATTGTCAGCCCACACCAAAGTCAGTGGCAAACCTGCCCCTGCCCCCAACGGGGGGACGAGGTCAATGCGTGACGCAGGCACAGCCATGTTCGGGAATAGAACGGGGGTGGTTCATAACGGTGGCGACTTAGTCGCTATTGGTGTCGTTGCAGGTATGACAGAACACAGCCACCCATACCCCGTCTTGCTTTGGCGAGCACGGTTCATGTGAGAACCCCAATACTCGTGTGCAATTGATACATTTAACTTCGTGGGTAAGGTCGCTTCTTCGGGCCATGATTAACCATAGGGGGTGTCCTATATAAAGATTCCGCCTATTCTTCTTCTTCAATCATTTCAAGTTCGCCTTCGTCATTCTCAAAGAATCGAGACTTGCCTGCGTTCTTGATATACACGACACCTCTACTGTTCCGTGCAAAGGCGTTCAGTGGCCTATTCTGACGCATAGCCAACGCACACAGTTCGCAGTAGTGGTCAGAGTCTTCTGTGTGCAATGGAGCACCTGAAATTGCCCTGAGAGCATCGACTGTCTTCTGTATTTTCTTGTCTTTGTAGCGTAGGACAACCGTGCATGGCTCTCCATGAATATCACATTTATGATGGCACTTGCGGCCACGCAGTCGCTTTATCATCCTCTTTTTATCCTTATCACTTTGCATGTTCAGTCACCTTTGTATTGTTTCCATGTGGATGCGGTTTGTCCTTAGCCTCCAACAGAATGCTCTCCAATTTGTCAGTCAGGAGTTCCCAATCGCAGTTCTCTACGACCCATTCCCTTGCTCGCTTGCTCATGTCACTGCGCTCCAAGTGAATCATCCTATCCATCTGTTTAGCGAGGTCTTCGATTGACACGACTGATAACTTGACGCCCTGTGTTGGGCCTGTTATGTATGTGTCATTTTTGACAGAAAATCCTCTGCTTGAAGACTTTTTGCCGACGAGTTCCCTCGCTGTTGAGTTATCGGGGAGGATAATGGGGAGGCCGCAGGCCATTGCCTCAACGGTGGTCAAACCGAATCCTTCACCTGCCGTAGCGGAGACATGACAGTCGGCGATTTGGTACAATTTTGCCATCTGTTCTCGTGTCAATCCATGAATCGGATTGCTCGATATGTCAGAGAATGTGATGTTGCCCTCTAAGCCCATCTCACTGACCATGTGAGGCAAGTTCCACCCTCCGAGGCCACGAAGGTTCGTTGGGTCTCCTGTGTGCAGTATGAGGCCGTATTGGTGACGCTGAAACGACGGTATGCCGTCGAGCATCAGAGCGAATGCTTCGATGAGACGAGGTATCTGTTTGCGGTTTCCATTGCGTCCCACTGAGACGAAGACGAAGTCCCACTGTGGGACACCCAATTGCTCTCGCATGGTCGCCTTTTCCTCCTCAGAGATAGGACAGAATACATCGGTATCGACTCCGTGATAAAGCACCTCAGTCTTTGAATCCTGATAGCGGTCGAGGAACGGCTCACGCAGGCTCTCACGACCCGTACCATCTGAATTGTACGACTCGATGAACTGTTCAAATTGTTGCTTACCAAACCGACTCATCCATAGCGGAGTGTGAGTCATGGCGATAATGTCTTTCCATTGATACGAGAACGGTGAGCCGTCGATTGGAAGGTACGATACATGCGGGACACCCCATCTGTTGCATGAGCGAACCATGTTGGGTGTATTCTGAATATCAGTGAGGCTGAAAAACACATCAGGCTTGATGGTTTGCAGGTTGTAGTCGAGGACTGAGACCCCCTCAGTGATGTGGTCGTTTCCCTGTCCCGACAATCCTGAATTGACCAAGACCCAACCCTCTTCGTGGTTGATTGCTTCTCCGTTGTATTCCCAACCCATGACAAAGACTTCGTGGCCTCTTGCGGCCAATCGCTTGACCAATTCACGAGAGACTACACCGTAGCCCGTCGGTCGTGTGGGTTGCTCAGAACCCCATAGGATTCGCATTTTGGCATCGCTCATGGTTTTGAACGGCACGCCCACGCTTATGACCGTTTCGCTCAACGGGTATAGACAGTCCACCAATTGTTGAACCGTCCTCGATAGCACTTGACGCAAGCACGGTCGCCTTCTCGTCGGCATTGCATAGCAATAATTCGTGCTGTGTCTTCGTGGTCGTGCGTGCTTGTATGAAAGTATTCATAGCCTCTAAATAGAATCGTGTTCGGGATTTTTGTATCATCGTGCATCTCGTAGTTCATTTCATCGGTCATGTTTAACCCTATGGGGTTCACCTATATCAATGTATCGCCTATGGTTTCTTGACGAAGAGAGGGGCGAATAATCGGGCAGGTCTCGCATCGGTCACGCCACTCAGAGAGTCAGTTCCGCCCTGATTCGCATATGCGGTTGAGTCTCCATTTGAGCCTGCGGTTATCGCTTTCGATACCTTCGGAGTCATCTCAGGTTCTTCCATCTGACCGATGAGTGGGTTAGTTCCTCCGACTGTTGAGAATCCTCCACCCGCAGGATACGGCATTAGCCCGTTTGCTTTGTCCTCAAGGTTGTTCCCTGCGCCAATCGGAGTTCGATTGTCCCATGCAATGTTAGCAACACCCTTGCCGTATTGCCCGTATCGGTCGGCCATCCGTGATAGGGCGTTGGTATCGGACGATTTCAGTGTATCAGTAGTTATCTCAACGATGCCGTTTAGATTGCCTCCTAAGCCTTGCCAATTGAACGCCGCAGGTGAAGTACCCACCTGATAGTATCGGGCAGGGATAGCCTGTGCTCTGATGCTCCCTGTGGCCTTCTCGACTTCGTGGGATGAAATGAGGAACTCATAATCCATCTCATATTCGATTGGCACGCCGTTGTTGTAAATGTCGATGGGATTGACTGGCTGATTGAAGAATGCGATTTCATCCACGATGCAGTTATCGAGATAGTTAAGTGTGCCTGCGGGATTGGTTACACCCAATGTGTATCCTGCGATATTGCCCGAATACGAAGCGACGGCAGTTCCATGCAATGCACCATTGACCCACATTTCAACAGTCCCTCCTGTGAACACGATAGTTAGATTTTGCCAAGCGTTCTGAATGTATGCGAATGATGCACCGATGGCAGTTCCAAAGAATTGAACCGTGAGTATGTTCCCCAATGTCTCGCCCTCGACTTGGACTGAGAGTACATCAGGTGGTGATGACCCGACTTGAGGTATAGAGAACACACCTCGCTCATCTCGATAAGGAATGCTGTCAGTGACCCTTAGCCACATGGTTATCGCCGAATCGGGACTGTGTACGGTCACATCGGTCTTGGTGTAGTAATAGTTCCCCGAACCCGTTGCGACCCATTCAATCGCATACGGAGCAGGACGACCGCCCCATTCGGCCCAATTAGGCACTTGGCGACATGCCCTGAGCAAGGCTGATGTATGATGATTCCGTTGCACCATGAACTTCAATCAGCCGTCATGGTTTAGAACCTGTTCGGTAGTCATTCAGAACGAGTCTGCCTGTTGAGTGAACATCTGTGTGCCTCTGTTCGTTCGCCTTCGCAGGCGGCTCACCTTTTTCTATCGGTGCGAGAGCGGCTCGTCCGTCACTCCATCCACACGGTTTGGTTTTGTATTTGATTCTCCACCTGCGCTCACCTGACTTGGTGGTGCTCCACCCCTCTCGCTCTATTCGTCCCCTACACTCGGCGTAGGAGTAGTCGTAGTCTCGATTCTTGTGGGTCGATGGCATCGGGTTTCGATAGTAGCAGGGTGCTCCACAGTTAGGACATGGCATATTGCTCACTCCTTAGTGTGCTCAGGGTGTTCTTTTGGCAAATGCTTGGTTCGTGTAGCCATGATGCCATCGAGCCTCTTAAGGAGGTTCTCAGCGGCTTTATCGAATCGTTTGGTTGAATGCACATCGTCGCACATCTGAACTTTCAATTCTGACAGGTCAATATCAGAGATGATGAGGTTGAGAATCTCCCACTCGGCATGTTGAACGCTCTTTGCTCTCATAGGTGTTCACCTCGCATACGAGCAGGCAAGACCCTCGTGAAATTGCATTCGTCGCAACAGACGCCACCTTGATTCAAGGTGTGTCCTGTTCCTTCAAATGTCCCTTGACAGAACTTGCATTTGTATGTTCGCATAAACAGGCTTAGGTGACACACCTATATAAGTGTGCCGCCTATGACTTGCGTTTTGGCCCTCTGATTGGTTTGCCGCTTTCAACGGCATTGATGCGTGCAAGGTCGGCCTCCAATTGATGTCGTTTGCGATTCTTTCGACGCTGTCCCTTAGAGAGATTTGGTCGTGGTTTAACTGTCGTGTCTTCGCCCGTCATCTCGTTCAAACGGTGCTCGTGATAGCCCTTTTTGCGGTGGCAATTTGCACAGAGGACTTGGCACTTGGCAATCTCCTCCATGATGCGTTCCCACCCGTACCCGCTTGTCACGAGATGCGAAACAGAGACGACTTTGTTATCAGGGTCAAGGTGGTCGAAGTCGAGACTCCAAGCGTTGTCCTTGCCACTGTGACCGCACTCACAGCACGATAGGGTCTCCTTGTAGGCACGATAGCGTTGTTTGAGCGCACGACGCCTGTCACGCACCTGCTGACGCCTGTGGTCGCCGTTCTGAGCATACCAACCTTCGTGATACTTCTTCTGATAGGACTTGCGCCGTGAAGCATCCTTGAAGGGTATATTTATCCCTCCATAATTCAGGATTCGATGAGTGGCAACCGACCTTGATACTCGCCGCTCATTTTGATTTGTCGGACGATTTCAGGCAGTGGGAATCCCTTCACATCGACGAGACCTGCGTAGTATTGAATCTCGGCTTCTTTTGGCTTGCGACCCAAGAGGGCTTGGAAAGCCTCTTCGACGAATGTAGCGGGTGATTTGGGGTAGCCGACCATTTCAGGGAGTTCTCCGATGACGGCCTTCTTCTCGGCCTTCTTCTCGACCTTTGGAGCGGGTGCAGGTTCTTCAACAGGAACTGCTTCGACCTTTGGAGCGGGTGCAGGTTCTTCGACCTTCTTTTCGGTTTTCTTGGATGACTTCTTGGTTGCCATGATGTTCAAGTCCCGCACAGGGTTCTTAACAAGTTCGGCGGTATGAGGCTCTCCAAGCGGCCTTAACAGGCTCTGAGGTCTTGCCACGACCCATGCCAAAGGAGATAGCCATGCGTGTGCCTTCTGAGCGTTCTGTGCGAATTGCGTTAGCCATGTAAATCTCATCGACTACTCCACTTTCAGCCCATGTCATGAATCCGTCTTTTGCCGAGATGACACAGACTTCCTCGTCACCCATGACTGACCAGTTATGGTATTCGATAGGAGCATCGTTGGATTCAAGGTTGAACCAAGCGTTGAGAGGGACGACAATTCGTGTGTCGTCACAGCCGTCAATTGCCATGAGGTCACGGATTGCGTTTTGGGCTTCGTAGGAGTAGCGTGTGTCTGCCATGTTTAATCGTAGGGTGCAGTCCTATATAAAGATTCCTCTGAAAGAATCATTCATTCCATCGGAGTTCGATTGTCAAATCCATTCTGAATCCCATGCAGTCGCCTTGATTCCTGTCGAATCCATGCGACCTATCGACGCTGTTAATGGCCTTTGTCTCGTCTGAACGGGCCAACCTACACCAACGATAATCGGTGTTCCCATTGACCCCATTGGTCGTCAGGCTTCTATCGTTCAGAACCTTCGTGATATTGCGGTACAGCGTCCACACACCCGTTCTCGTAGGGTGGAACAGCGTTAGCATGAAGAATTGAGATACGACTTTGGGTATCGAGTCAGTTCCGTCGTCCAAGTGGGCCGTGATAACCTCGCCATATTCTTGCGTTATCGCTATTTGGTAGGTCTTCTGTTTCTTTGCCTCTAACCATTCTGTATTCACGACGACAGTCCATCCGTTCGTGACAGGGGTATTGTCCTCGATAAGACCCGTCAAGAGAGTGTGCGGGTCGATGTATGGTGCTTGACCACCGCTCGCCATTTTCACGCACCGCCGTTGCCGAAGACTGAGACTGCTGTGTACGCATCTCGCTTGACACGGTCGAGCATCTCACGATATTCCTTTTCAGAAGAAGCGAGCAACCGATTCCACATTTCCTTGATGCGTGTCTCACAGTTCTCGTCATTGAGTGCGGCTCGTGCGGCTTGTCGTACCACGAGCATGATTGTAGCCATTTTAGCCTCCATAGGAGGCTCTGTACGGCCTGCAATGTATGTTACCTTGAACAATTGCAGGGCTTGGATTCCTATTGCGCTATGGAAGCGTATGATACCCGAATCGGCATCATCCAACCAATACTCATCGACACCATCCCTGTTGCGACCTTCGGTTAGTTCTGTCAAAGAGCCGTCAGACTTGGTCTCCTCGACTTTGGTCACAGAGATGATGGGGCGGTTGCCTAAGACGAGGTGCTTCATTCGTGTAGTCGAATCGAAGTATTCGATGTGTGTTTCAGTGCCTGCTAACTGTCGGCCTGCGTAGGTATCAACCAAGCGTGAAGCATTGGTTATCATCGTAGCGATTTCAGCATCGGTCGGGCCGATTCCGTCGCTAAAATTGACACCTGAGTAGGCTTCGACTTCGGCAAGGGTGCAGTAGTCTATCGCTGTCATGGTATTCACTTCTCCTGTGGACGCTCGGTCAAAGAGCGTCGGGAGAAGCCTTCAACCGATGCAGTCAGTCTCAGACGGTGATGTCACGGATTAGCACGATTGCTTCTGTGTATCGAACACCGAAGGCGAGGTCTTGCTTAGGGATAAGCACGAATCGGTCTTTGGTTGGTTCGTCGTGGAAGCCAATGCTGAACCTGCGCTCGGCGACTGTTGGGTTGCCGATTAGAGGAGAGCGGATATGGGTTAGAATAGCCAATCCCTTAGTTCCGTTGTGAGCCGCAGGGACTACACCGTTTGCGTCAAGGTTGGTTGGCAAAGCACCTGTTCCGAAGACACGGACACCGTAGATTTTGCCGATTTCACCGTTGAGGATAGTAGCGGATGGGCCGTACTTATCGACGGTTTGTAGTTCGGTGATTCCGAGCAAAGCGACTTCAACCGCACGAGGTACGATGAGAGCAAGGTCGTCACGGTTGTCAGCATAGACGCCGAGAGCGGCGATTGCAGTTCTGATGTGAGCGAGTGACAAAGCACCTGCGGCATCGACGGGTGTTGCTGATGCGGACTTTCGTAGTCCGTCGAAGAGCAATTTGTAGTCGTTTGCGCTTGCTGAGACACCGAGAGGGTTTGCGGCGGCGTCGTATGCTCCGCTGATGTTGTCAGCGAAGTTCGTGGTGGTTGTAGTGTCACCGTTCAGCAGGAGGCTTGCTTCGTTGAAAGCAAGGCGGGAGGCAATGTCGTCACGGAGGACAGCCATCAGACCTTCGACACCGTAGGCGACGAGGTAGTTCCCGATTGGAATGTTAGCAATCATGGTCTTGAGTTCAAGAGTGATTTCAGCAGTAGCGTGTCGAGACTCGCTTGCCGCTGTGCCTGCTTCGGTCATACCGAGCGTTTGTTGGTGGAAGTCCACTGAGCCTGACAATTTTGGAATGTTCATCTTGCGTCGGTTCATTGGCATTGCAGGGAACAGACTTCGCATGAAGTTACGCTCATATACAATTCCGATGATTTCTTCGGCGGTCTCGGTCGGGAGCATTGTTGCACCTGTGGCGTTAGCCGCACCTGCAAGTGCATCCTTGACTCGTTGTGTCAGTTCTGTGAAGTCGATTTCTTGGCTCATGTTTTATCTCTCCTGTCTTTGTGGGTATTAACCGTATCGGTCAAAATACCCCGCTTCATTCCGTGCGGCGACCTCCGAGTCGTCCTTCAAGCCATGCTCCTAAGTGGGCCATGCCTTTGCTGACTTGCGGGCTTGCACCCTTGTCATGTGAAGTGACATCTGTTAGAATGTCGCTTGCGGTTGTTGCGGGGGATAGTGACTTAGGCGAAGCGGTTGCAGGTGCAACACCTTGCTCGGCCAATTTTTCAGCGACCTTAGCATCGACAGCGGCGTCGAACTCAGCCTGCTTTGCGTTTGCATCAATGGTCTCTGAGAGAGAGGAGATTTCAGCATCCTTCTCAGCGAGTAGTGCCTTCAAGGATTCTGTTTCGTCCAATCGAGCGATTAGATTGGATAGGCCAGTCTCGACTGCGGAGAGTGCAATGACTACTTCGCTCAAGACTGCGCCTTCAACATCGTCCGCCTCTTCTTTGGTCTCGATTTCAACCTCGGCTGACTCTTCTTCGGTTGCTTCGGCAACCTCTTCAACGAGTTCTTCCTCGACGAGTTCTTCTTCGACTGCTTCCTCTTCCTCGACGAGTTCTTCTTCAAGAACTTCTTCTTCAACAACCTCTTCGGTTGCTTCTTCTTCAAGGACTTCTTCGGCCTTGACGGTGAAGGTTTCTTCAGGAGCGGATAATTCAGTAGGTGTCTCTTCAACAACCTCTTCGACGAGTTCCTCTGCGGCGAGTTCTGTTTCGGTCATGGCCTGTTGGCTGTCATCATGGGTCTTAACGGTATCGCCGCCGATAGACACATCAATGCGACTTTCCAAATCGCTGATTTTGGCTTCCAATCCCGCAACCACATCGAGTAGTTCGATGACTTCATCGGCCTCGTAGCCGAGTTCTGTTTCCTCTTGCGGTTCAGCAGGTTCGTCAGGGACTTCTTGGGACTTACCGAACTCGATAACATACGAGCCATCTCGCTCTTCGACTGCGATAATGTGCTTTGCTCCATCATATTCGACGACGGACTTGCTCACATTGAATAGAGCGTTGGGGGAAGCGGGAATATCGACGACACTCGTCTCAATCCACTCAATGTTCGTGAACTTGAGATATGCCGAGTCGCCTCGACCCTCCTTGATTGCGGCCTTAGCAATGAAGCCGATAGAGAACGCCTTGAGCATGCCCTTGCGGATTTTACGGGTGATGTGCTCTTCTCCCCCATCAATGACTGCACGACCGAACACAGCGGCGATTTTAGACCCATCAGGCTTCTCGTATGAACCCATTTCAACCGATTCCATCATACCGATGACTCCGTAGTCCTTGCGGTGATTGTAGAGGATAACAGGGTTCTTCTGATAGGAGTCCCATGACTCCATGATTGCTTCGGGGGATACGAGTTCCTTATGACGGTCAAGCATGCTCTCGTCGCCCACATAGACAGGGCCGTACACTACAACATCGTTATCATCACGGTCAGGCTTCGCCGCCTTATCGACCGTGAACGGTGTGTTGATTTTGTACTCAAATGTGATGGTTTTTTCCTCACCCTCAAGTGATGCGAATAGGTCATCGTCATTGACGATAGTGGCATTAAGGAGACGACTCATGCCCTCTCGGTTGTCCTACTTGGTTTAAGAGGGTGTTGTCCTCATCCACTGTGTATTGTTGGTTGAGCGGTCAATCCCCATGTTCGTGAACCCTGCTAACCTCAGCATGGGTGCAACGCCCTGCGGTGATAAGTCCCAATACTTATTGCTCATGGCACGATGGCTCGATGCCCTGAGTTCCTCCATACGGGTTCTGATTTTATCAACAAACCATATCGTAGGCATTGGCTCATCGGGATTTAGTGATTCAAGTAAATCCCATACCCAATTCGGAACTTTTCGCCTTAGCCTACTCATATCAGGTGTTTGATGACACACCTATATAAGGATGCCGCTTAAAGTTCCTTCTTGCGGGCTTCGTCGATGACCTGCTTCATGTGACTGATGCCACGAGAACCGACGACCAACCACTTGATTTGAGCCACTACACCTGCGAGACGATAGTCCTTGAGATGACGAGCGGCCCACGCCTCACGCAGGCGCACAGCCTTCTCGTCTGTTGGAGTCTTGACTCCTGTGCTCTTGACCTTGCGTAGTCTGTTGAATTGGGTGTTGCCGAGTATGTTGCCACCCTTGCGCCAAATGTCAGGGTGCTCCTCTCTCAATTTGAGGGCATAGGCGAGTGGGAACTGTGTGTACTCGCTATTGGCGAGACTAACTTTGTCGTCGTCGCCACGCTTGGGGAAGTTCGTCTTGGGTGCTTTGATTTCAAACGACTTAGACGACTTAGGGTGGCCCTTCGGCAGTAGGTCGGTATCATGCTTGCCACTTCGGAACTTGCCATTGCGGAGCACATAGAGGAATGAATTAACACGAGCATAGGCCCATTGGTCAGCCGACGAGACTGACGGCCTCACAGATGATGGGTTGGTGTTGTATGCACCCACACCACGCTTAAAGACCGCTATAAGCGTCCGTGTGCTCGTTCTTTTGGTTTTGGCTGTCCCAACCTTCTCGTTATGTTTCTTGGCCTTCTCGGACAGTCCTTTACGCACAGAATCGCTAATCGTTACCATTGTCTCACCTAATCGTTCGGGGTAATTGTCGTTTGAAGAACATATCCATCTCTCGACCTATGACCTTCTTGGATTTGCTCTGTGCGTATCGAACGGCACGAGTCATATACAATCGTGGTGGGAACGGTGCAAACGACACACGGCCGAACTCAACGACCTGTGCGTAGGCAACCTTGCTGTTCCCGAATCGGACTTGTAGTCCCTTGCGGTCAGGTGTCTTGGCTATTCGTCCTGACGCTCTCAAAGCACCCGTCCTAACAGGTACGAGTTCCTTCGCTCGCTTGAGAACGACCTCGGCAATTTGACGCTTCATCTCCATTGTAGGGGCGTCTATTGACGCTTTCAAATGCTCAAAGACCAAACCCAAACGGCGAAAAACGCCTGTATCAACCTGAACTTTGATTCCCTCGTTTGCCATCAGAACCACACTTTGTCCTTGTCTGACTCGCTGTCACTATCGTCTTCGATAGGCTCTTCGGGTGTTTCCTCTTCGTCGATTTCATCCTCAGCATCCTCTTCGTCAGCCTTGCCTTTGTTGATTGCCAATTTTGGAGAGAGATAGAATTGGTCAGCCGCCTCTGCTTCATTCAACATCTCATAGCCCAACATTTTTCGAGCCTCGTTGATGCTGATGACTCCTTCTTGACGAAGGGATGCAATTGCTTGACCTTGACTCTTTACGACCTCAGCCATCACCTTCTCTTTGGATGGGCGTATCGTGTTGAACTTGAACATATAATCCGTCACTTCCAAGAGAGGGAGTATGCGATAATTGATGAGTCCCTCGATGCGCTTATGGTACGATTCCACTACATCATACCAAGCCTCTAACTGCTGTTCAGGGTTGCTCATTTTTCCTGTTTGAACCCATCCCAATTTCATTGGAGGGATGCCGAATACAGCACAGATTTCCTCTCGATAGTAGTACAACAGGTCGAGGTGCTGACCGTCCTTAATCGAGTCGATAAGTCTGTGTGTTTGGAAACCTGAGCCACCGTTCACAGCCACCAATCCAAACGGAGATTTGCCACCGCTCAATTGTTGCTCAAGCATGGCGAGCATGGTCTTCATCTCGCTGTTGCTCACATCTCCAACATTGAGAATCGTCTTCGGCAGTGTTCCTGTGAATTGCTCGTTGATGTAATTGCTCAGGTTCATGTGGCCTGCTATCGTCGCCAATAGGGGCGTGAGAGGTGAAGTTCCGTAACCTCTGTCCGTTTTGTACTTGGCAATGTGGAGCAATTTGTTGGCGGCGAACCGTCGGGTGTCGCCGCTGAGATTTTGCACATACGCCATCTCAGGGGCAGGTGGCAGTCGTGGGTTGGGAATGATTTCAACATCAGTCGCACTGACATTCCAAATGGACGCTAATTTGCCTCCAAAGACCCAATCCTCGCCATCGTTTGATGATTTGTCGGCCGTGCCATCCAATTCGAGATAAGCGTCCCCGTAGAGCGTTAAATCGTACACGAGAGACTCAAGCCACTCGTCGCCCATGTCTTCGGGGTTTGGCATTTTGAAGAACATTCGTAACTTCTGTAAATCGGCAGGGTTGCCTCTATCGACTCCGTCAGCCAAGTCAAACCTGTATCCGTTGCCGAGTACATCGTCCACAGTCCTGCGTAGGATAGCGGCAATCACTTCGGACTTATTGCTTATTTCACGAATCAGAGAATAGGAGACGCCCGTAGCCGCACCGATGGTCTTGCCCGTCCGCTTATCGACAGAGGTCATTTCACCGATGCGGGATAACGAGGCAAGGGCCTTCAAATCAACCTGCATGGTGTCATCGGAGGGGGTTGTACCTCTTCCTCTGAATAGCCCAAACCTACGCTTACGCTCGCCTGCCATGACCCTCACTTGGGCCACAGGTTCTAAACGCTGTCGGCTCAGGGCCAATAAACGACAGGCCCACTATCTTCACACTTGGCATCCCATTCTCTGAATGCTTCTTGCGTTGAAATGATAATCCACTCGTCGCTTATATCGGGGTCAATTTTGACTTCGACAGGGTAGCCAATCGTTCTTTCAGGCATAAACCAAAGTGTTCGTTCTTTCATGTCTGCTACAAACAGGCACGCTTCTGTTATCGGCATGAGTCGCTTTTGCTTCGTCATGTTTTACCCTATGGGTCTCCCCTATATAACAGTATCGCCTATTGTTCTGTTGAGGAGGCGTCGGACTTTTCCGATTGCCTGCCACAGCATGTCAGGGTATGCGCCCATACATGAGACGCAAATAGACAGTCAAAACATACTTGTATTTCTTCGGGTTGGGCTTCATTATTTTTCGCCATGATATAGCCTATAAGTCACACCTATATAAGTGTATCGACTATTCTTCTTGAGGGAGTATGGCGTGAGTCTTTTCCATCTCCATTTCGTGCTCGTGTTGAGCGGCGTTGCGCTCTAACTCGTGCTTCAATTTGAGTTCGGCTAACTTGCCATCGGTCTCAGCGTTCGGTGTCATTAACTGAATGTCGGTCGTGGTCTCCTGCTTGAATAGGTCGAGTAGGTTAGTGATAATGAGCAGTGCAGGCCCACCCACGATACCAATAACAGTCAATTGATTCTCGGTGATTTCAATGCCATTAACGACGCTCTGATACACGGCCAATGAAGCAAATGATACCCATGCCAAAACGATAGGTACAGAGACGAACCAAAACAGGTTCTTAGTGCTTGATTTTCCTTTCATGTTATCCCTCTTAGTAACTCGTGGTTCATAACGCCATCGGGACGCCGATTGAGGCGGTGATGGAGGTGAGGGCGATGAGGAGGATTCTGTTGATTGCAGAGCCGATTTGGGCTTGTAGTTCGGCCTTGAAGTCCATAAGGTCGTCAATATCCCGACGAGCCTCAGTCTGTTCTTTTTTAATGTCTTCAATGTCCTGTGCAATGTGAGCGAGATGGTTGTCCCGAATGACAGCAACATCATGTCGAAGCCCTTTAAGCATCTCAAGTAGAACCGACTCAGCATCCGCCATGATTTACCCAATAATGAAAGGAGGTTTAAGAGCATGATTGCCACGATGAATATGACCGTCGAGTACATCATCGACCGCCAAAAGTTCTCATCTCAGGTACGCCGCCACCATCACCAATCTCCACTGCGAGTCTCGCATACAACAGGGCGTGGAATGCGTGGTCGTCACCGTCTCTTCCGTACTTGGTCAGGGTCTGACCTCGGACAGGGCGAGTGTTCTTCTCATCATTTTCCATTGACGATGTGAGACAGCACCACTCATGGGCGACCCAAGCAAGTGATTCGTCTCGATAGGGCAGGGAGACCTCTCGATTCTTGATTGCCTCAATCGTCTGTTCGACATAGGTCGTTCTATCGACGACGCACATGAAAATTAGGTTGCGATTGTTGTCTCGCTTCTTGTACTCGTAGGGCGTCATTGGCCGAGAAGAGTAGTAGCAGGAGCGGACACGGTCGCCGAACTCGGCTTGCAGTTCCTTGACCTGCCGAGCACCATATCCAATGTCACAGACGACCTGTACGCAGTTATAATCGACAATCATTTTGCTGATTTCAGCGACCTCGTCTTGCTCACCTGTCTCTCGTGAATCCAATTTGCGGGCATCGAGTATGTTGCCCTTATTGTCCGTGATAACCACAGTGGTCTCTCTTCCCCAATCGACGCCCATGAACGACTCGTTCGGAGGTGTGACGCTCTTGACAATGTCCTTTTCCCTATCGAGAACAGGCAACACCTCGTCGAATGTTAGCGGCTTCGTAGCACCTGCGAAGAACTCACCGAGCACTTCGTTGGAGAATCGTCGAGGGCCGTATGTCTCCTTCTTTTGGGCTATGTCTTTGGCTGTAATATCGGGGTGCATAGTCTGTGATATGTGATAGCCAATGATGCCTGCTTTAGTGCCTCCGTGTACCCAAGACTCGGACTCACTATCCCATTCACCCTTCGTGGATTTTTCCCATAATTTCCAGAACTCTGACCCCTGCTCACGGGCTGTTCCCGACACGACGACCCACTTGTAGTCTGACTGAGCGAGCATCTCAACCAACATCGGCAGTATGTCTCCGCCACTGTCCTGATACTCGTCGATGCAACACAAATCGGCCTCGATACCCAAGAGGGCGTGAGCATCTCCCCAATTCGAGTAGGAGTACAGGTGATTCGGAGTCTTCGCTCCTACATCGAATGATTGGTGGCTCACGGATGCCTTCGTCCGTGCCTTCATCAAGCATCCACCGTTGATTGACCCCATCATAGCCCCATTGAGCCTCTCCTCGACGAATCTCGTCACTTGGGGCTGTCGGGGGGCTGTATAGACGGCGTTGAAGTAAGGTATGTTCAGGAGGCCGTAGAGGAGTAGGTTGCATATCGTCTCGGTCTTCTCGACCTTGCGACTGCACTTGAGTACAATCATTTTCGTACTGTCGCTCTTCTGAGTCGCTCCGAAGTGCCTGTAAATCTCAGTGAGGTACGGTCGGGCATCGAGCCTGAACGGCTTGCCGTCAATCGTGCGAAAGTAGCACGACCAACGGTCAGGGTACAGGGCAATCTCTCGTGCTTGCTCGGCCGTCAATTGGCCCGTCTTAGCATCCGCCATACCCTATGAGGGGCAGGCGGGGTTTGAAACCGTTGCGGGTGTTCAATGTTGGTGTCCGCACCCGCAGGTTGGTTCGGGTTGGCGTCGAATGAATCGCCATAGGCGAGCCGCCTTCGCTTGAATCCACCACCACTTCTCGCTGATTGCGTTGTTGATAGTGTAGTAAAGGCCATACTTGAGGTAAAAGTGAGCCTCAAATGCACGCCATCGGCAAGGTATTCCGAATAGGCTACAACGGTCTTTGTCACAGCACATCGTCTTGCCATCGTCTTCGTCAATCATGCCGACCCAATGAAACATCGGATATTCCTTATACACCAAATCGACTTCTTCGGCATCTGAAAGGTCGTAGCCCATTCCGTTGTTGATGTAGGAAGGGTTTGATGGGCCTATGTAGCCGTCACCGACTGTGTAGTATGGTTCTTCGTGCATGTTATTCGCCTCTGTTCTATCGTAGTAGCCTGTCCTATATAACCGTGTCGGTGAAAGACTCAGCCCCATTGAATACCGTATCGCTTTGCACAGATTGGGCCGACGCCTGCAACCAATGAGCGGTCGTCAGTCAATGTGCGAGAGCAAAGACAGCAGTTCCCTGACTTCTTGCCGTAGGAGAGGACATAGGTCTCGATTCCCGTAGCAACCATATCGTCAAGAATAGCCTGTGCGCCCATTTTGTAGTAGCCGTCACGAGCAACCAAGTGACCGACAGGAGTGACCTTGCCGACATACTTGCCGTTGCACTTGACATAGATGTGGTCAGGGTTCTTGCCGTGAGCGGGGGCGAGATAAAGTGTGGTTGTCAATCGACCGACTGTGAAAGTCATGCGAGCCTTCTTGAGGTCGGCCTTCTTCATGAATTGAACGACTTCGATGTAGTCACCTTCGTCGTCGGATTCGTATGCCATAGGGTCTGATTCCTTGTGTGCGGCTTCTGTGGATAACTTGACAGCCCATGTAGTCTGTTTTGGGCTGAGTGTGCCTTTGGTCTCAAATTGACGCATCATCGAGGTCACGAAGTTCCCTGTGAGGTTGCCTTCGCTAACTTGGTATGCCATCATGTCGTATGCTTCTTGGGGGGTATGGGTCTTGTCTGCCATGTTCTATCGTAGGGTATTCCCCTATATAAGAGTGCCTATCAAAGGTTCTCATTTAGCAATTTCAGGTCATGAGGTGGCTGAGGTACAATAGCCCAAAACAGCCCACAGCCTGCGTTAGGAAGCCTCCCGCACACCACTACTACATTCGGCCAGTCAGTCCCGTCGCCGAGCGTCAGAGCGTCCACAGGGCCTTTACGGCCACAGTTCGGACATGATTCGTATGTTCCAGTTCCCGTGACAGTGACTTTCCGAGAATCGACACCCATCTCTTCGCTCGTAGGAGCAATGACCGCCAGTGGAATCTTCTTGTTCAACAACCATCGTGTCATTGAGTATCGACTCCGATAATGTGACCACACTCAGCACACCACATACGAGGAGTCCCGTCTGTGTACTGCTTGATTTTGGCATTGACAAATCCAGTCTGAGTGTATGGATTGACTGTGCAAACACCGTGAATTGGTGCTTGGCATCCTTCGGGGCAAACGAGTAAAGTCATACACGCTCATGCTCCGTCATATCACCCTTGCCGTGTTGAGAGAGCCTTAGAATAACCGCTCTGTTGATGCAGGGTGAACACACCGTAGCGGAGATGCCGAATGCTGATACTGATTGCGAACCTCTGCTGTAAAGGGCCTTGCCCTCTATGCCGCACATATCACACTTGCTCATTCAACCACCCGCACATAGATTTTGGTTAGGAGGGCCTGTTGCTTCTCGCTCATTTTGAATCCGTGTTGGATTCGGTCTTGCATTTGCTTGACGAAGTTCGTTTCCCATTCATTGAGAGTGCTGAACGACGAGGATGCGATAATATCGTCCGCAGGGTTAGGCTCAGGGCCACCGTTTCGCTCGTTCTCCATGATGAGGTCAAGGAAGTCTTTGTTGCCGTAGCGGAGGCCGCTGAGGCCATACTTGCGAATGTTGATTTCAACCGTGCCAATGCGACTTGCTTGGTCAGTGTTCAACCATCCCAAATCAGCCTGCTTTTCAGCCATGCTTCTGAATCGGGTCGCCTCCATAGCCTTGCGGCTTGCCGTGAGCGTGACGACTGCTGAGGTCGTGCTGAATGGTGCGTGCATCTCCTTGAATCGCTTCAATTCCATGACTCGGTTAGCGTTAGCCGCATCGAGGTCAATGCTCTTGAACCATTCAAAGGTCGAAGTCTTCTGAGAGATGTAGCCTCGCTTGGTTAGCATTCGGAACGCTCGCTTGGCGTATCCCACCGTTGTCTTCTCATAGAGCCAATCGTTGTCGATAACCCCGTTGATGTACTCGATTGCTTTTGCACCGTAGTCGAGGTTGAACTTGGCTTTGAAGAAGCGGTCTTTCGCTTCGCCCATTTTGATTTTCAAGAAGTCTTTCTTGGCATCACCTGTCAGTCCCTCGACGCCGTCAGTCACGATTTCAATGTGCTTATACACACATTCGTTCCCGACCACGACTTCTCGTCCTTGCACATCGTCAGAGATGTAGCAGGCTTCCCTGATGTGGTCTTTGCCGCACAGGTAACAATTCCCATGCGAGGTCTTCAAGAACTCTGAGCGGTCGTATCTCCAATCAGACATGAAGTCGTCATAGACTCGGATAGAGTCGTCAGGAGCGACGATTCGTGAGATGTTGGCGAGGTTGATGACCACACGCTTTTCATGCGGTTGAACGCCTCGTATGAGGTTCTCTTTGACCTGCTCAGGCAGTTCGCCGTCGTAGAGTCGTGCGCCGTCCATTCAGTCGTCCTCCGTGATAATGTCAGGGTCAGCGACTTCGTGATTCAAAGTCCATTCGACACGAACACGCTCGTTCCCACTTGGAGTCAAACCGTTCTTCGTCGCTTTGGCAATAATGACATCACCGTCACGCTTCATTTGCTTGAGCACGAATGCCATTTGCCTCGGAGTTCTTCGGTGGCCTTGAGCGACGACAGGGTTCACGACTTCGGCGATTGTTGCGCTCGTCATCGGTCGGCTGTCAGCCATTAGTCGTTCTCGGATTGCCGCTCTTAACTTCTTGGGGATTTTCATATTTGTTCGCCTCTGTTCTATCCGAAGGGGTTTCTATACTTAAATGTTCTCCAAGTTATAGATGCTTGATAGTCGTCTTACACGCCTTGCAGGCGAACGACACATCAGGCTGTCCGTCGGGACATTGAGCCTTAGCGAGACCCAATATAACCCTTTGCCCGCACTTGGCGCATCGAATCATTTCAACCCAATAATTGCTATTCCCGTAGGAAGTAGGAGCACGGGTATCGAGGTACGGTTCAACCTTGCTATACACCTCTTCGACAGCCTCTTCGTGCGCCGTTTCGTCTGTCTCATAACCGTAAGCGAAGAAGAATTGAGAATCGAACATGCGAAGTTCACCTGATACGATTTTCTCGCCATGCACCGTATAGTCATAGGTGACACCGCTGTACTTGACGGGCTTGTGATGTGATGGAAGAAGACCTGCATCAATGTCCGTTAGGTATGACATTTTGTCTTCAACGCAACACAGAATCCTGACCACTTCGTTGTCAAAAGTGGTTGATTCGTAGCACAGAGCCAACGCCGCTCTAAGGGTTATCTCGTTCAATAGGTAATGGTCGTGTCCCCACTTTTCGGGATGGATGACCTCGATTGACCCGTCATCGGGTGTGTTCATTATTTTCAAAGCCGTCTGAAATCCCTCTTTCGGTGGCACTGCTTTGACTGCCACTCTAAACAGGTTGGGGCTATCAATCGGAGATAGGTGCAACACGACAGGGATAGAATCGGTTCTCCATATCACTGCAAGTGGGTTCATGTCGTCCTCAACATCACTAACCAATTCAACGATTGAAGTCAGGTCTCCCGAAGAGAAGCACGAACTCGTGCCATCAACGAGTCGTTGAAGTAGGTCATCGTGACTCTCAAAGAAAGTCTCATCAATGCCATCTCTAAGGTAGAACTTGCCACCTCTGTCATCGTGTATTCGGCTTCGTAGGAGGTTCATTCTTGCACCGTCCTTCGCTTCTTGCCCGACTTCATCAATCGCTTGATAGCGACCTTGAATGGGGTGATAATGTCGGTCGCTAAGGTTGCCACATTATCGACGCTTGCATGGCCGTGATTGCCATACCATGTCGATGTGTTCATGCCACAGATACCGACGGAGAAGAGGAGAACATCGTCGTCCTCAAGGTCTCGTAGGACTGCGTGAAGGTGCTCGCCTGCGCCGAAGCCTGCGGGTGCAGGGCCAGCGGGTGCGCCATCAGAGATGATGAAGACGAGTCGCTTTGCTCCATCCTTGCCGAATTGCTTGGTGCGTCGTGCCGCCCACTTGACTGCGTAGCCGTCAGAGTTCTGAGAGCCTGCGAATGGGGTTGCGACTTGACGCTTTACTTTGGTCGTGAGAGCCTCGTTTGCACCCTTGCGGACATTGATGTAGGTTGCGCCTTGAGGGTAGCCCTCGACGCCTCCATTGGACGAATTGAAGTCCACGACCTCGTAGTCTGCTCCGACCTGTTGGAGAGCCTCACAGAGGGTCACAGCGGACTGTGCGGCCATCTTAGAGCGGCGACCACCCATCGAGCCACTTGCGTCGATTAGGACGACACAGCGGAGGTTGAATGCTTGGTGGGTCTTAGGCTTCTGAAATAGCCTCTCGGAGGAGCGGACAGCCCATAGGCGGTTGTCGTCCAATTTGCCCTTCTTATGGTGGGTGGAGAAGCGTGAATCCGCTCCCTTGATGAGACGCTCGATTTGACGACCGAGACGCTTGATGCCTGCACGGTTGGTCGAAGCGACTTGGTTGTATGCCTCAAGTGATTCAAGCAGGCCGTGTCGCCAGTGCTCATTGACTTGAGTGATGATTGCGTGACCACCGTCATCGGTTGTACCGTATGTGTCAGAGTACACGAACTCGTTCTCAATCTCTTCACCTTCTTCATCGAACTCCATGTCTTCAAAGCCGTCTAAGAGTGAGTCGGCTTCGGCAAGTAGGTTGGTGGCGAAGTCTGTGCCGAACATGGCATCTGACGAGCCTGTGCCGCCTGCCATGTGACCTGTTTCGTGGTTGTCGCCCAATTGGACTTTTTCTTGGTGAGTACCTTCGTCGTCGTTCTCACCCTTGCCTGCAATGAATTGAGTACCGTTGCCGTCGGTGGAATCGTCGCTGTCGCCTCGACCGTCACCCTTGCCTGCTCCTTCGCCGTTGCCGTCGCCGTCGCCGTCACCGTCACCGTCGCCCTCAGCACCGCCTTCGCCTGCTTCGTCACCGTCACCGTCACCTGCTCCGTCGCCTTCGCCTTCGTCGCCGTCGCCGTTGCCTGCTCCTTCACCTGCGTTGTCGCTGTCAGGAATGACTTCATCGACTTTCTTGAATCGCTTGCGCTCGACCTTCTCAGCCTCTTGCTTGTTGCGCTTTTGGGTGTTGGCCGCTTCGGTAATGTAGTTCATATCCATGTCGTCAGCAAACACGCCTTCGGCTTCGGGACACTTCGATGCGCCGTACTCGTTGCCGTCGCACTCGTCTTCGGGGAAGTGAGAGCGGTAAATGGCGAGGAGGGTGCGAGCACCCTTGACTGCTTCGGAGGTATCAACGGATGCAAGAGCACCCTTGATTTCAGGACGAATGTCGTTCATCATGTTGATGATTTTGTCATTGTCGAAGAAGTGACCGACACCGAGAATGACTTCGGTTGCGATAGCGAGAACAGCCATTTTAGGGACTTCGTTGTCTTTGAGTTCACGACCTACGACCATTGACTTATGTTGCTCCATCATGAACTCCTGAGCGAAGTCAAGACGCTTCTTTGAGCCACCGAAGTCTTGACCGAGCAAGTAGTTCACTCGTGCGTCTTCGATGATGTTGGTGAAGTCGTGCATCAACCCGTCCTCAGAGCCACGCTTGATTGAGTCAGTGACTCGCTTCCATGCGTTGAAGTTAGTGTAGCGAAGGTGTCCTGCGGCTTCGTGAGCCAAGACTGCTTCGGTCATAATCAAGTTAAGACGAGGGTCATTGACTTGAGGGTTGATTGGGTATGTGAGCCAAACGGTCTCGCCGTCGGTTGCACATGGGGCTGATGGGCCAATCTCGATTTTCTTAATCGAACGGCCTTTGCCTTCGTATTCGCCACTTAGGACACGACCCAATTTGGTCATGTGCGCTCTGTATTGGTTCAGAGTGGTGCGGTCTGCTGATAGGGTTTGGGTCGGGTTGTTGCCTGCCATGTTTCACCCTATGTGCTCCACCTATATA